TTGCAATGTCAACCCATTTATCAAGGTAAGCCGGTGAATAAAAATCGCCGGCATCATGTATGCGTACATAGATTTGTTTAGTGGTTCGTTTACTGTTCAATTCCTTTATAACATCATCAACAAAGCTTTTGTTTTTTGTGGCTTGATACTTGTTTGATAGCCCGTTTTGAACATTGCTAAATTTGTAAAAGTTTTTATCTGCATAGCAATACCAACCGCATCCAATCTTTACATTATCAACAATCTTTTTGACGGCAAAAGGACACGTCACCTTTCCGGTTCTCTTATCGTTGTAAGCCGGTATATTAAAATTAAATATCTTAACGTTAAAATAGTTTGACGTCTCTTTAAGTTTACTGTTTGAGTCTGCTAGTAATTTCATGATGTTTGAATTATGTTTAAAATTATGTTTAATACATGGCGATGTTCTGCCATGTTTCGAATATTGAATTCTCTTCAGTTAAACTGTTACAGACGTCCTCTTGTTATCTGTCATATACTTATCAAGAATAGCATAGGTTTGACGGTTAAGTCTTGCACCTGCTCCTTGTATAACGTTGGACAATCTATCTGTCTTGCTGTTTGCCACTTGCACATGGTTTGTATAATGTGTAACGGCATTGAATAAACCCCAAAGAGTAGAACCCTTTTCTTTCAATTCCTTAGCGCATACATTATCAAAGGCTTTCATTTGATTTTGTTTGCGTGTAGATATGTTTTTGATATCATCATCACATTTCACATTAAACATGTTTTCAATAACCATTGAAACAATGTTTTTATTTAATTGAACTTCATTCATTTTGTCAAATGTGTTCATAATATGCTGCTCTTTATCTAATTGCTTTTTGAAGTTTTCAACGGCTAACTTTAAACGCGTTTCAGCGTTGGACGTATGACGGAAAGACTCCAACTCCTTTGACATATAATGGAATTGATTATCACAGATTACAACTGTATTAGATGCACCAAAAGAAACCGAGCCGCTCCCGTCATGGCTATTTAAACACGTTATAAATCTTTTAATCTTATGCTCATTAATTACATGATCCGGTAAGCTATTTTGATAGTATACCTTTGCGCCATTCTTAAACGATCCCCCGCGAATATCACCACCAAACTCACTTTTTATCTTAACTATAATTTCTGCAAGATCTTTATTTTGAATAGTGGTATATCTGTCACCCACTGTACCTAGCCATGCGCCATTATCATTACGAAAAATGCCAAATGAATTGGTTTGCATGGTTTCAAAGTTCTCACCGTTCAAAGCGTAAAGGGGCAACTTATTAACTGTATAATTCGTGCCGGTTGTCTCTAAGGTGTTAAATAAAGTAAAAAAGCTAGTATCATTATTTGAATTATTCATTGTTTGTTTGTTTATGTTAAAATTTGATTTACTAATAATTTTAGTAATTGCTAATTGTGTTATTAATGTGGCATTATTGCCGTTATCAGATAGCAAGTATATTTAAACACATTCAAAAAACAAAATAATTATTAGTTTATTTCATAATGCCGGTTTAAACTGTTCTAAGATATTGAACCGCGCGAATAATCAATAAAACAATCAAATCAAAAAAATTTTTAAATTAATTTGATAAAAATATTTTTTTACTAAAATTATTAGATTTTACTAAAATTATTGGGAATCTAGATTTTTCTGTGGCAGAAAATTTGGACTGAAGAAATTTGGACTAAACGATTTTGGACTGAACGATTTTTGCCCTAAAAGAATTTTGCATGTTATTTTTATAAAAAAATATTATTAATAATAATATAAAAATATAAAAATAAAAATATAATAAAATTATTATTATTTTTTATTACTAAAATTTAGATTTATCAAATAAAAAAAAAAGAATAAAAAAGAATCTAATACATTAATTAGAAGTTTAATATTCTTTTTTAGTTGTGTAGGTTTATTTACTGACTATAACCTAATTGTGATTACAGTTAGTATATTGATTACAAGAATGTCTTGGAAATTTATTGGGATCGTTGTAATTATATATGTAAGTCTTATTAGGATTAGTAGTTGTAATAACCATAGTTGAGTTAGTATGATTACTAGAATTAATTACAGAATAATTAGGGATATTTTGAGAGTATGCGGAATTAGAGTATGTTATATGTGAACACCCGTTTAATAACAAGGTTAATAAAACTCCAATTAAAAAATATACCACGCTATCCCCTACCGTATGTCTTTTCATAATATTTGTGTTTATGTTTTACTTATTAATGTACAATCTAAACAGAAAGGATGAGGAATCCCAAAAGTTTTCGTATATCTTTTGTATTTGCCCCAACAATCTAGTGTTTCTAGGTGTTTTATGTGAGCATCATAAACCTTATCATGGTTGTATGCGTAAACCCCATCAAGAGTTTTACAAAACATAATGAGGTTTTTGCCATATCTATTCTCACTTAAAACAAAATAATTTTTAATTATCGACATCAAAATAACTTTTTATAGTCATTAATTGATCATGAGCATCAGTTAAATTTTCTATAGCATCTATAGCGTTATTGTAAAAATCATCTGTTGAGTGATCACCAATACCGGCGGGATTATCACATAGTAAATCTAACGTTAATAAAGCCTTAGTTTTTTTAGCTTGTACATGACTCAATAACATTTTGTACATGTTTTGTTTGTGTTTTTTATTTTTCATTTTTTTCTATTTCTATATCTATCTCTATCTTTTATTCTAGTAATGCTTTTCCTTGATCTACACCAATCAGATAATGATTCAGAAAATACCCAATCATTATCTTCAACAACTAAACTAGGATCATGGCTTAATATTATTTTATCCACGTCAAGGGAATTTGGTTTAGTTCTTCTTATTTGTTTTCTCTTGTATGCTTGTATAGTTCTACATTCAACTGAACAAAACTTTTTCTTTACCTTAGAATTAAAGTCTTTTTTGCAATTATCACAAATCATTTTGTTTTGGGTTTAGGATTTAAACCTTCAAACAATTCTTTTAAATCATACGTATCATCCATGTATTTGTCATTTAAATTTAATATTTAATCAAATCTAAAAACCATGTCTGAGAAATCCAAAATTATTTTTAAAAATATCGTATTTTGATTTATAACCTAATTTTATTGAGAATTGCTTAATATCCTCAACAACATCTATTGGTAATACATACCAATCTTTATTTTTGTATATATAAATAGCAAACCAATCTACCTCCTCTTTGTCATAATTTACTCTAACTTGACATTGATTGTCCTTGGGACGCACATGATCCGTAGACTTCACTTGAACCCTCTGTAAGACATTATCTACATCAACCACTAAATCATACCTTATCTCATGGTAAAATGGCTTAGAAACGGTGTATCCCTCTCCTATGCATATTGTAGTAAATAATGACTCAGCGTATTCTCCTATATTCATAAAATACCTATTCTAGTTTCGTTTTCCTTATTAATTACATATTCATCTCTAACGTATTCACCCAACTCTTTACCTAGTTCTGTTCTTAATGTTTTATCTAAAACCAATTCTTTTATTGATTCTACCCAATCATCTTCTGAAGTACACAAATCTATGTTAGCGTTAGTTCTACTGTATGTAATTATATCTGTACCAATAAATGGTTTATATTTTGCTCCGGCTTCTATAATCTTTAGTTCACTTTTGCATTTGTTAAAATCATTATCCAATACAGATGCTATTGATATGTCCATCTCATCATAAAATGATGCATACTGATAAACTGATCTGCCGGATTCTAATTGATAGTTAGTGTTTCTACCTTTAGTTGTAAATATATTTATTTGCTCTTGCCAAACCTTTATCCCATAATTTGACATATGATCAACGCCAAACAACCCAAATATTGTTTTATTTTTTAAAATCTTATTAGAGTTTATTCTTCTTATTGGTGATTTAAGTATATCTAAATCCTTGTGATGTGTCGTACTACCGGCATAACCAACAACTACTTTATCCTTGTGTTTAGATTTACTCTGTACTTTACTCCATTGATCTTCATCATAATAATCTACTGCATTCCTAGCTATTGCAATTGGCTTATTAGGTACAAGTTTTTCTATTTTAGATTTAAGCCATTCCGTTGATGTCCATATGTAATCCGCCAAAGCTAAATTAGCTACTATACTTCCTCTCCACATATCGTAATCAATATCATCTCTCCACTTTATTGGGTGATGTTCCGGAAGTTCCCAATAATCATCTATATCCATGATAATCTTAACGCCTTCATTCTTAAACTCATCAATTATAGCTAAATCCTCATAGTTATATCCTAGTCCTCTATTGAAAACCAAATAATCGTAATTAGATTTATTTATTTCTTGCTCATGATAAGTTTTAATAATGTCAACAGAACAACCTTTTTCTTTTAGTTTCTCAAAAGGCTTAATTAGCCTATGATAAGAAACTCCACTTTGTTTTGATTTAATTATAACTAGAAACCGCATAATAAACTATTGTTAAGATTGAAAAAACAACAATACAGAAAGAGAATATTGCCATTAGAGCAATAATCATGTTATGTTTCTGTGCTTTGCCTAATTTCATTATTTATTCTTGATACTTAGTAAAACCTTCGTTACGGATATATTTATATAATAAATCCATAGGAAACATTTCACCGGCTTGATTAATTATATTATCTGTGTAATACTCAGTACACCATTTTCTACACAACCATGCTACTGCATCTAATTGAGGTGCTTTAAGATAATCACTTCCGGATGTTATTTGCTTTAATCCCTCGGTTCTGTTATCACGCCTATTTATCACAAGAACTTTAATTACTAAATAATTATCATCTTCTGATATCATTTTATCATTTAAGCATAGCTTTATTTCACCATTTAAATGAACGTAAGCATGGGCTATGCTTTTTTTATTGTAATCCTCGTTGTCTGCTTTTATAATTATACCTTGAGTAATTTGTCTAGGTATATTATTGATATTAAATTCAACTTCTGTAACCTTTGGTTTGTAGGTAGGTAATGTCCAATCTCTCATATATATTAATCTATAATTTTGCTCATCAAGTTTGTTAATGGACTTTTAGGTTTTTTAATTTTATATATATAATGTGTTCTTTTATTTTTAAACAACCTATAAAACTCATTATAATCAATCAATTCAGATTCTTTTGGTACATCTGATAAGTTATCAACTAGATAACCTTCAATGTCTCTTGGGGGATAATATCCTTTAATCATCGTTTAATATTTTATATATTTCATCTTCAATCATTTCATTATGTATGTCTTCATTAAAATTCAACATACATTCAACCAATCTTGTAATTATCTTTTCTTTATTATTGTAATCAACTATATCAACATATTCTAATTGTTCGTATTCATCATTTAATACATCTAAAATCTCTTCCAACATGTTAATATTTAATTCAAACGCTTTTCTTGTTCCCATACATTTTAGATTTAACCTTTGCCCAATATTTAACTGTTGATGTTTTCTTGTATCCGTATGTACCTCCGTTCCAATTCCTAGCTATTACTTCATTGCTAGATTCATTATGGTGATAACCTTTCCATATGTAATACATCTCTATTGATTTAGACGCACTCCACCTATCCGAATAAAAATATCGTATTGTATCGTTACGTTTTCTGAGAATTCTATTAATTTCATCTACCATTACTCTACGAATTTGGAGTAAACCTATACTTGGTGTACTCAAATGCTTATCACCTACCGCCAATGAATCTCCATTTGATTCAACTTTTATAATACTTTGGAGGAGGGAATCTATTGATGGTGTATCATCGTATTCGATAGAGTAATATGTATCGTAATTATTCTCTAATGTTGCGTTCGGTGCAGCTACTGCACTTAACAACGCTAGTATCGTTATTATCGTTTTCATATTAAAATAGTTCAGTCTTGAACTCGCTATTCTTCATAGCTTCTTCAAAGATATCAATTCCATTTAAGAAATATCTATTTTTACTCAAATGATATTCCATACGCAAATACCCGTCACTAAACAAATCAAAATCTTTTACCTTCTGTGTTGTTATAACAACTGATTTGTCTTCAGCATCTGTTTTTCTATAAGGACGTTGTACAGAACTAACAGTATCAGAACCATCAGTAATACTACCTCCACCTTTTATCCTATACATATCTACCGGAACATAGTTACCACTTTCATCCATTTGTGGAGTTAATTGGTGATATACTACATGATGGCTTACATTATTTTGTTTAGCAAAAACTTCTTGCCTTTTAACAAATGATGTTAAATACTGCAAATCATTTACTCCACTAGGCTTACTAATTTTTAAGTAAGGATCAATTATAGTAATGTTTACTTGATGAAGTTTAACAAGATTTTTAAATTGATTTTCAATAGAATCAATATCATGTGATGATGGGTATACATAAAACAACCTATCCTCAAACATTTCTATCATCTTTTCACACTTTGCCTTTGTGCTATTCTTTGGATCATAACCTAACATTGTTTTAACCCAATCCTTTACAAATCTGTTTCTAGGATAATTTTCCGGACTAAATATGGCAACTTTAGCATTTTTATCTTGCAATAACTTTATTAACAAAATAAAATATAACCAAGATGACTTTCCCTCATTTGAGTATCCCGTCCAAGTATTTACCCAACCTCTTTTCCACTTAAATATCCTATCGTACTCTTTTATAAAAGTTGTTTCAGCACTATTACTACTGTTCAACCAACTCCAAAAATCTGCTTTATCAGCATTTACCCCATCAACATCAGTTAATGCATTACTTTCTACATATTCTACAAGATTTTTCTTCATTGTTCGAATACGCATTACAACATCCTTTTTTACACCTTTTGGTATATTTGTTTTAATTACTACCAAATCATGTAAATGATCAATATTTTCTAAAAATGAATCAATCATTAATAACGTATTTAAATCTCTTTCTTTCGGCTAATATTTCTTTTGCTCCTTGAGTAATCATACCTCTAAACCTAGCGTAGTTTGCCGGTAAAAAAACTTTAGCATGTTTCATGTAATCATATCTTAGCATATGATAAGCCTCTTCTACGCTATCGTAATCATCTCGTTTATTAAATAGTAGTGTGTCAAATATTAACATATCTTTTATTTTAGCTTTGTGTTTTTCTCTAAATTCAATACTAGTTGCCATTAATATATTTTTTAACCTTTTCCAAATCTTTGGCATCAGCAATCTTAATGCTTTCACTTGAATCAATAAAAATTTGTTTACAGTTTGTTATTTTATTTATTGCAAATACCTCGTTTCCTTTAATAACTAGGTTAACAAATTTATCTTCCTTATAGTGTTTAAAGTAATGGTGAATTAGTTTCATTGTCATATGTCTTGTGTTTGTGGCATGGTTTACATAATACTTGCAAACCATCTTTTTCTACAAATAATTTCTTAGCAAATTCGGATAAGTCTTCAAAGGATTTTAATGTACCACATGGGTTTATGTGATCAATATCAATCTCTTTTCTTAAAAACCAATTACCGCAATTAGCGCATTGGTATTCCCACTTTGATCTGCTTTTATATGTTATTGCCCTACGATTATCTTTGGCAACTTCATTGTGAGGCTTCCAACCTCTCATGTACCTATTTCTAAGTAATGAACGTAACCATCCAAAGAACGCTGCCTCCGTCATTGAGCCATTATTCCTTGTCTTTGGTTTTCTCATCAATACAAAGGCTTAAAAAATATCTCTATTTGTATCCTTTTAAAAAACTTGTCATAAGCAATGCTTAACAAGCATTTTGAATTTACAGATAATAAATCAAATCCGTAAAAATCTTTTTCATTAATATAAAACGTTAATAAATCTATTTTCATGGTTTTAAAAATTTAATATTTACTCCGTACTTTTTTAGATTATCTCTTAAATACAATTTACTCTGCATACTTCGTGCAGCATGTCCTACAGTAGCATTAATGCTTATATTTTTAGGGTAATAATCCTTTCTGTTTATTTTGTTTTCCGGATTACCTACACCATCACATCCTACTAGCCATATATTTTTTGCTCCAAGATGTACAAATACACCAATTGCCCTACATACTGTATCACCACATGTAATTACTTTATTTTCTTCCGGCTTATCCATTAAACCTATTTTTGGTATAATATCAAATCCGGTGTTTTTATAATGATCATAAACATATGTTGTTGCATCATTAAACTTATTTAAACCGTATTTAACGTGCGTTGAATCGTATCTAGATACAAATAAGTCTAAATGAGAATAATTTTGCTCTACGTCCTCTATATACGTACCATGAGACAATACAACTGCATCTAAATGCTTATCAAATTGATAACTTTTATTTACTCCAATTGTAAACTTACCATCCCAATAATTGTCAGCATATAAATCCAATGATGAACCACTACCAAATATGTATACTTCGTTTGGTAATTGTTTTGTATAATCTTTTAACAACATTATACTCTCTCTACTAATTCGTAACCAAGAGATAATTCACCTCTTTTAATTTTACCTATGGCTATATCCATTTTGGTTCTACCTCTTCGTATTGAATCATCCGATAATCCAAACACTTGACATGTGTACGGGTACGTTTTTTCAATAGCGATAAAGTAAAAATCAGACGGATTAATACCGAGTACATCCGAATAGAAAACTGCTTGTAAATCATAAGAATATTTGGTTATGTCATATTTAAAAGTACTGCAATCAGAAGTAGTTTTAAAATCACAAACATATAATATTTCACCTTCATGTGAGTAATGCTTGTCCGGACGTATCCTAAAATCTAAACCATCTCTTTCTGCATAAAATGAATGTTCTGCATGAACATCATAATTATCCTCTAGGCTTCGATAAAATTCATTACTATTTAAGTTATCAAACATTTTATTTATCCTAACACTATCAGCCTTTGTAATGGCATTTTTGTTGTTCTTAATAAAATCTTTATAAACCTTAGTTCTTTTGTTACTACTTTCTTCGGGAATGACAGAATATTTGCTCTGAAATCCTTTACTACCTAATTCACATATATCATGGAATTGAGAACCAAACGTTAAAGCATCATTTGGCTCTAAAGGTATTTTAGCTTTTCTTACGCTATGCTTATACACTCCTTTCAAAAAGGAGGAGGATATAATCCCCGCTCCTACTGAATGGTATAATTCGTTTGATAAATCCGGTATAACCTTCTTTATTTCAAACATTAAAACGGCACTTTTTCTTGAGTAACAAATTTCTTTGCATTACCAAGATATACAACGTCTTCACCTTGTTTCTTATTACCATGTGATATGCTAATTGCTTTCCAATTCTCATTATCATCATTTGGATCAACATCGTTATTTACCCATATAGCAACATTTAAATTTTTGTTGTTATATGCTTTACTTTTTAGTTTTTCAATCGCTTCGATATTCAAACTACCTAAATATAAATCAGCCATAATTATTTTAAATCTATTTTGTTTTGTTTTAAAATGGTTAACTGAGGAGCATCCAATATATACTTCCTCAACTCTTTTTTAACTCCTTCGGGATCGCTTTTAAATGCTTTTATTGCTTTATCAAATCTATCCTTTGGAAGTTTATTGGAATTACTATTACCAACACTACTAGCAAGGTTTGCATCATCATCAACGGACTGTAATCCTAATAATGAACCCAACGTATACCTACGGTAATATGTTACCGCAGAACCCATCTTTTGAGGATCGGGTATGTCCGGTAATTTCATGCAACTAACTGCAAACTCATTACTATCAATACATATCATTTTACTATACACCAACGTTTCTTCTATTGGTTGTAATAGCAATAATCTATGCTTTTGGAGTAATGGTTGTAGTTGTTTAATTAATGAATTAACGTCAAAGTACTTGCTTTTGTAGAAAGGATTCTTAGCATCTTTGCTAATAGCACCTATCTCATTTTGTAAAGCAAATAACTTCTCGTTTAGAGATTTACTTGTCTTTGTCATATATGCTTGTTTATTGTTTAAAAAATGTTTAACCTTACAATTGTATATAATAGATTTTACAACTGCAAATATTTTAGGTTAAAGTTTCTGTTTCGGTAATATCGTTCTCACCAATCCACTTAATTGTTTTGGTTAAGCCGGTTAACCAATTTGTTCCGGAATTATCTAATAAATCATCTCCGGTAAAAGTTGTTCTAGCCATTTTTAAATCCATTTTAACACCCATTGGGAAAAATCTGCCTTGAGAGCCATTAAATATTTCAGTAGTATTATTTACACGAAGTAATAATGTATTTCCGTAAGTATAATTACCGTAATGCATTCCATCTAATCTTCTTACAGAAACCCTATATAATTCCATATAACAAGATGCTAGTAAGTGTTGCATTGTACTGTTTGTTATCTTGGTATCACTCCAATCATCCCAACTGTGTTGTGAACCCGTACCCGAAGTTGTTGTAAAACCTATAAATCTGTTTGATCCGGTATTAAACAAACCCGATCCTAATTTTGTTTTTTTATTTTTTTTGTTACTAAAGTTTCCTAATTGAGTTAATTTATATTCTTGTTTTTTTGGAGTAAACCGGTTACTTGTTACTAAAGGTAGTAGTTTCATGTCAGTATAACTTACATCATATGTATCACTATAAGGAGAAGAAATGTTATTTTCATTTACATCCACAACTTTAGCTGCTCCAAAAATATGCATACTTATGGTAAGATTTGCAATACTTGAATTCCAATTTTCAAATCCCGTAATAGTATATTCTTTCCAATTATTTATTTCATTAGTCTTTACTGCTATAGGTAAATAATTATTATCACTACAATTAAATTCTTTTCTAAACATATTAGAGGATAAATTAAACCTACCAACACTTGCCTTTGTTGTACCAAAATTACCGCCATCTCTAAATTCTTGCGTTTGAGTGTATGGATATGGTTGTACTACTGCAAATTTAAAGTTATCAGTAGTTGCCTCTACTTGTGGCAAGGCATCGGGCATACTAACCCATGAAACTTGATAATTATCTGCCTCATTATTGCCTTGTATATACCATTCAAATCTTATTGGTATTGGATTTCCAAGAACTTTTTCATATACAACAGTATAATCTTCCTCAAACATCATAAACTTATTGTTGGGATCAAAGAAATTTACACTTCCCGAATCATATCCTCCTCCAAAAATAAAATTGGAAACGATAGTTCCGTTGTGTTGTACTGTTCCACTTTCCCAATAAAATAATCCGTTTTGATAAACCTTTAAATTAAATCTTTCATTTCCCGTACCCGCTTGATTAGGAGAAAATGTTACAATAAGTAAATTTTTCTTTAAAGTTTGCCCATCCGGACGTCCCGTACCACCTACGGGTGGCATTCCCTCTAAATTCATTCTCAGTATTGTTTTATCAATCATTGAACTTTGATAATACTCTGATCTTCCAAACCCAAATTCTTTTATAGAACCACTCACTGCGTATTTTAGTTTTGGGCTAAACATTATATCTGCTGCCTCTTTTTGGACTAAATTTCTACCTATAGGACGTATTTTAGCAAATGCTTTTAATCCTTTTATATGAGATGAATCTATTTTACAATCGTGAGATTGAGGATAATATAAGTGTGAATCACAATAATCCATAACAACTCCCGATGGATTTAAATCCACTTCTATAAAAGATTTAGCTATGTCTGTTTGTTCACTTAATACTTGTTGCGATCTTAAAACTACGGCTTCTTGAACATTTGCTCCACTTGGCTCCCACTCATCAAACAAATAAATACCACTTGGATCAGATGCTCCTAAATCTCTTACAGAATCAATGGTTGTTTTTGTGATCATATTATGATCAAACTCTTGCTCTATAATAACCTCTTTTAATGGATATTGCATTGTAAAAGAACCATTTCCTTCAACTTTGAAAAAATTAGTATTTTTAGTCATTCTTGTTAACCCTTGAGGTACAGTTGTTGTGGTTACATAATTAATTAAAGTAGAACTATCATATCTCCAATTACTTCTTTTAACACAATTAGATGATGCATTTAATGTTAAATCAGATACTCGCATAATACACCAATCTCCATCTCTTTGATAGATAATACACCCTAATGCTTCTAAAATCATTTTTAACACTTCTTCCATATTCATTGAATCGGATTCACCTTTTAAAAATGTTTGATGGTGTACTCTTGTTCTGTAAGTAAATTGTGATGCGAAATTACTTCCGTTTGTAATATTTATGTAATAATAAAGATCAGAATCTAAATATATACTATCACCAATAACACCCGTATTGTATATGCATTTTTCAACTATATCTGTAATATTATGATATCCATATCTATCATTAAGGGTATTTGATTGTGCTTGAAAAACGTCTATATTGTCAAAATATAATTTATTTTTTAATAAATGCAATCCATCATACGCCCTTAAATTTATTAAGTATGGTGGGGATTGAAATGGTTCAGAAAATAATTGAGAGCCAATCCAACCCCTCCAAAATAATTCATTGTTTTTTAATAAATATACTTTAAATGCATCATCTTCAGCAGCAAATAATTCGGTATAATCATCAGATAAACTTTCTTTATAAAAAGAAATATCTAAATAACTTGATCTAAAAGGCGAAAGTAAATCATCTTGAGTTGAGTTGTAAGTTAATTGTATAGGACTGTTATTGCCTTTTAATGTTACTAAATTATCAAGCAGAACAAGAAAAGAACCCGAACCCGTACCCGATTTATATCCTATTTTTTGAACTACACCCGATGTAGGTTCTGTAAGAACCAATCCCCCCGTAGAACCAACCCAAACATCTTGATCTCCATAAGATGTTCCATAATCCATCATACCACTAATCAACACATTTCCACCCGAACTTTGAGGCATATCAGCGTATATTACACCTTGAGCGGGCATTGATGTCGGATCATTTGCTTTTGCTCTGTATATTATTCCCGATTGAATATAAACGGGAGTACCTTTATAAAGCAATCCTTGAGCAGCATTATAAGCACTAACATAAACATTATTAGAAGTATCTAAAGTATCTATTTCATATTTTTTAAATATTTCAAGTTTATAATCATTAAACTCATCCTTAATGATATCATCAAACTCTAATGTGTATTTATTTCTATATATAGCCATATTTTATCCTCCTATTGATCCTTGAAATGTATTTGTTCTGTTGATTGCCGTAACTAAATCATTACCGGCTAATCTAAATACTTGTTCTCCTTGTATTGCAGCCATCATACTTCCAAATCCTCCTACACCACTACCGGAATTTGCAGTTCCTCCTCCATTTCTAGCATGTTGTGCGTTTTTAATGTTTTGTAATTTTCCTTTCCCATTTTTAACTAATAAAGCACCCGTACCAATCATTGCAGCACCAATTGCTGCACCCGTAATAGGATGCGTTGTTAAAGTTTTTATTCCCATAGCAGTTATGATCATACCTTGTCCAATTGCCATCATAGCTTGTCCCAATCCAACTTGTATTCCGGCAAATGCTGATTTAGTTTTTTCTGCTTGTTCCTCTTTACTTATTGTAGGATCGGGAGGCGTAAGCATAACCTCAAAGGCTTGTCGAAAAGCGTTAGCAAAAGGTTGTATAATTGTTTCCCAAGGAATAGACATTGTTTCAACAAATCTAGTTTTAAACTTTTCTATTGCGGGTATTATAAAATTTTGTATTTTTTCTTCCATTTTTTTAACAAAATCCCCTACATTAAAAAGTGCGTCAGCAAGTTTTGTGGCATTATCAGTAGCCTTAAAACTCATTGTTCCTATATCAAATTCCCTTTCAAATAATTGTTTTCTTCCTATTATTGGGGCTACTTCATGAATTTCTTTTTGAATACCTTTTGATTTCAATAAAGCCTTGTTTATTGTTTTTAGTAAATTCTCTTGATGTTTATACTCATCAGTAGTTATTATACATGCCTCTAATTGTTTTTTATATATTTTAAGATTTTCACTTTGTTCTTTTGATAATAATTTTAACGTTTCACGATCTGTTTCGTTAAAATCTTTAATTTCTCTAATTTTTTCATATTTTGTTTCAATAACATCAAGTTCTTCTTGTAGTGCTTTTTTCTTACTATCAGCTTGTTGTAATTCTATAGCTGATTCTAATGCTAAATTAATTTCTTCTAACTTTAAAAGTTGATAATCATATTCATCGCTAGTTAAAATACAAGCCTCTAATTGTTTTTTGTATATTTTAAGATTTTCAATATGTAAACCTCTCTCAATAGTTAAAATATCAATGCTTTTACCTTCAAAAGAATTAATTTCTTTAATTTTTTTATATTTTTCTTTTATTACTTCAAATTCTTTTTCAAGTAATTCTTTTCTTTCTTCAAGAAATTTTTTTGTTTGTTCTATTAATCCTTTTTCTACTCTATCAAATTCTAGTATTTTTTGTCCTAATTCTAAAAATTGTGTTCTTAATAATGTTTTATCTCTGAGTAATTTATTTCTTTCTCTTGCGTTAATAGTTTCATCAGCTAACTGTTTATTAATATTTCTAAGTAAACTACCAATTTTTAAATATCTTTTATATTCTTCTTCATCTAATGCAGCATTTGCGCTTTTAGCAACATACCCTAATTTTATTAATTCATTAAGTTCTTCAGTATTAACAATTGTTTTTTCTATCATTTGATTAATCCTATCATCAGTAGGAGTTGCAAAAGACATTAGCAATTTATTTAATTCCGTAAAAGGTGTTAATGCTAATTTTATAAGTTCAATGGTTTGTATAAATGCCTCACCTAATTGAATAAAAATTGGTATAACAAATTGTCCAACAGTTTCTTTAACTTGAGTAAAAACGGCATTTAGCTTTTTCATCTTACCCGCATAGGTATTTACCCCCTCTTCTGCGTCACCTATAATTCCGGAACTTGTCATTGCTCGCATGATAATTGCTAATCTTGCATGAGTTTTTTCTAGTTCACTAGTTGTTTGTACGCTACTTTTTATACCTCTATCGGTTAATTCAAGTTGTAATGCTGCTTGTTTTAGGTTTATACCAAACTGATCAAGAACTTCCGGAGAACCGGCTAAAGCTGCTATAAATCTTTTCTGAGATGCTTGATCAGACATTCCAAAAAACGATGCTAAATCTAAAGACAGTTCTTGTAACTTTACGGAAAGTTCTGCTGATTCTTTTGCTGCAAATCCCAATCCTTTAAAAAATGAGTTAAAAGCTACTGCTCCTTGTTTTAAATCTTTTACATTTCTACCTATAGAAAATCCTATCTTAGTTAAAGATTCACCAACCTCTTTGTCTAAACTACCAAACGATCTAGCAAAACTTCTATTAACAATTTCTAATTTACCGGCTTCATCTGCCCATTCTTTGAACATATTGAATAATTGGATTCCCATAAATCCCGTTGCAAATCCCGTTGCGAGATTAGCCAACTTCTTAAATCCGGCTTGTACTTTTGCAACACCTTTTGTAAAGTTTGAAACCTTCATTAAGGTTTCATAAACTATTCTATTCTTTTCCGTCATAGCACAAATTTAATTAATATTAAATAGGTAATTTAAACAGCTTGTTTTTGATTTCAGCTACTTCTTCTTTTGTTGGTAATGGTACTTTTTTCTGTGAATCCATGTCATGTGGTAGCCTAAACAAATCTTTTGGAGCGATTGTTTTCTTCCTACCCATAGCACAATTAGCTATCATTGTAGATTGATATCTTGTCCTATCCCATGATTGGTTTTGATTATGTGTCCATGATTCTAGCATTCTAATAAAATCTGCCCATGTCAATAACCAAAAAACGTCGGGTGATATACCCAACGTTCCTATTGCTTGATCTAATATGTCATCAAATGATACTAATTTTTTTTTATATCATCTTTGGTTGATTCAACAACATTTCTAGACATTCCATTGTTAGATGAATTAGATAACTCTTGAGAACCCGTCATGGTTTCCATAATCTTATTAGTATCTTCCGGAGTTACACTCATTGCCCAATCATAAAAATCATGTATATCGTAATCTATAGATTTACCATTCTTTTCATCATAAGCAAAACATCCCGAATAAAACAACCAACACAAAGCCTTTGCTTGTCTTCTGTCAGAAAATACTGCATCCATCTCAGTTAGATTAATATCCATACCTTCACAAAATATTGCATAGGTATTCATATTAAATACTAATCCTCTTTTTTTGCCACCTATATCTATGATACAAGTACCTCTGTGTTTGTTTTTTGCCATAAAATTTAATTGTTTAATTTATCATTAAGGATAAGTTATATTACCGGAGTCATAAGTTAAAGCACCCGTTCCCGTTAAAGAACCACTAAACTCTACCGGTTGTTCGGCTTCAGCACTTTGCTCTAATGATGATATAATAGCATCTCCATACCAATATCCACCATCTTTACCAAATGCAACTTTTAGTGTTGCTTGTGCAGTAAAATAAGTATATAAAGGTACAAATCCATTTGCACTAGCATCATTTCCTAAATCTAATAATGCACTAAAGTCTATACTAAAACTCTTCATACCCGCCATTACTTCCGTCCAAGCACTACTGTCTTTAGTAGAAATATCCGGAGTATCGGCAGAAATAGATAAACTAGCAGATTTTGATAATCCTACTGCTACCCATGATGTAGTTGATCCTACTGTTTGAGGTATGTAAAGTGTTAATGAAGTTCCGTTAATTGCAGCCATATTGTTAATTTTAACTCAAAGATAAATAAAAAAATATATATAATTATGCTACCCCACTTGTTACGCTAAAATCAGCGTTATAAAACATTGATCCTTCATTATCAGCCACTAATTCATAATTAGCTACATAGCATCTACCAACAAATACAGAATTTAAATTACTATCTAATATTTCAAATTTAACTTCTTCACCGGTAATAACTAAATTATCTAAAGTAGTTGTTGGATTTGGTTCAATTGCACCATCTTCCCAATTTACATTAAATAATTCCCAATAATAATCTGTTGTGTTCCACGTTTGGGTTATTCCATCTACTACATATAATCCTTCAGAAGAAAAGTTTGCTGAACGAAAACTAGGCATACTTTCACTCCAACCGGTAACTGATTGACTTCTAGTTATACCTTCCCAAGTTTCATTAAGTTGTTCCCAATTGAAGTTTGCAGATTCCCAATAGTAGCTTTCCTCAATTGCAGATATGTCTGATAACTTGGTAGAGATGTCAACCGTATCCCCACTAAACGAAAAACTGTGAGATTTTGAATATAAAAGTTTATCGTTATCAATATATAAGAGTAAGCTACTTCCATTCATTAACTATTGCTTATAACATCTGCATCAAAGAATAATGATTTGGTGTAATAATCAAATTGCCCATCATCATCATTTAAATACCTTTGTGTAGTTTGTTTAAATAGAAACATTGTATCACTACCAAAATCAGAAGTAGCATTACGAGTTCTTATTAATTGTAATATTGAATTTGATATGTCATCACAATCATCTTGCCCTCCAAAGTTTAGTGGAAATTTGGTGTGAACTTGTATTTCTACTTCATGCACACCATAAAACCTATCTTTTAAACTATCATCAGCAAAATTAGATGATTGAACTACTATGTAAGGATAATCAGTAAGATCGGTTGGTTTAGCCACTACCGGAACGGCACTAGCATCATGTGTTACATTACCATCTAGTAACCCATATATATACGCTCTTACATTCTTGCTAGTATCATTCATACTCTTCTAATCCTTCAAGATATTTGTCCCATAAAATCAAGAAACTTGGCTTTAATATGAGATGTTTTATATCCTCTACTTTAATTTTATCTTTAATTAAACTAAATTCATCTTCTTTAGCTAAGAACTCTTCCATATCCTTGTTTAGAGGCTCTAGAATCTCTTCTTTTCCTTCGTGTGGTGTAAGTACACCTTTATCATCTAAAGTGCCGTAAACCTCGTATAATTTAGTCCTAGCCTTATTGATTGATTCAACTTGCTCCTCAATCTTTTTTAATCCTTGTATTAGTTTATAGGTTAAATCTAAACCTACTCCTTTTTCTGAGGCTTCTACCGCATTGGTTAACATAATTAAACCTTTGTGGTAATCCTCTGCCTCCTTAAATGTGATTGTTTTGTTTTCAAACATTGTCTGTTATATTAATTGTTATACATTCATTTTTACTCATCTTTTGGTATAACCTCTTAAATGCTGATGTACTGCTTGAGCCGTTATTCTTTTGGCTTAATCCATGAGCATTAGATTTTATTCCATCGTTTAGGAGCAGACAACCATCGGTGTTTGACGTGTCATTTCCAATATGCAAATATACATAGTTAAAGTTTTTTACGTCTTGTATTTCAAAATGGTAATCAAACCAATTAAATTTTGCCCTATACTTTTTGGTTAATCCACTTAGTACTTCACGTTTTTTGATGTCATAAGAGCCACAAGGTATTCTTGTTTCACCTTTAACTTTTACATCTCTGTATTCATCCTCTAACACAAAGCATTCAAATTCACCATCAACAAAAAGTAATCCTAAAGTAGAATCATTTTGTGAACTAAATCTCTTTAATTCTAAATTCATGCTGATGCCTCCTCAGATGGTTCTACAATAACAAGGCTTAAATCAGTTGCTATAATAGTGTAAACGTAATCATCATCAGCACCCCAAGCAGTATACTGCTCACCGCTAATTCCTAGATTACCATTTGCAACTTGATGTCCTTCCTCTGTTAGCAATTGCCAATAAAAAGAGGCTGCTTGTCCTAAAGTTACGCTAGTACCTTGTACTTGTAACTGTGTCGCAGTTTTGGTTGTACCATTCTGCCATATTTGTATTGGTTCTATTTGTTTCATAATTTACTCTTGTTTAATTAATGTGGGTAACCCTTACCCTTCTAGTGTTTCAATTCTTGATTTTAAATCTTCTATAATGGTTTGTTGTTCTTGGATTGCTTTTAATAACACGGGGATTGTTTCAGTATATTTCATACCTAAATAATCATCTTTTCCTTTACTTGTAATTTGTGGATAATCATTATCCCAATCTTGAGCAATAAACCCAATTTTTTTATCTTTTGATTTATCTGATTTAAAATTATATTCAACACATTTATAATCTAATATTTTATTTAATACGTTTTCTAAAGGTTTTATATTTTCTTTTAAGTTTTCATCTGAGTAACCCGTAAATGCAGTATCACCATCATTTATATAAACCCCTTGTGCAGTTGCTTGAGTTATTATATACAATCTATTGTTTGTATCAATATCAAAATTCCAATAAGTAGTAGTATTACTTTGATTTTGTAAAAATAAATGGTTGCCTCCTTTTCTAATAGTTAAGCCATTTGCACTACTCCCACCCGTTCCGATTTTTACATCACCCCCCGATGAGATGGTGAGTTTAGTTGTTCCCGTTCCCGTAATAAAGCCTAAATCCATTCCCGAACCTAAACTTCCAATTAACGCTATGTCATTAGTAGTGTCAACATAAACATAGGCTTGTTTTGGAGAACTACCCCAAAAGGTTTCACC